TCAAAGCGTTCTCTCTCTCTACCCTTTGGCGACTCCTGTTTCTGGTTCCTCCTCACAAACTGCCCCTCGGATGGCCGGGGGGCAGCACGGTTTAAGCGGGCGCAAGTTGTCAAAATGGGGAGAGTATGCTATGATATTAGCAGAGGAATTTAGCGATGCCAAATAACGCAGCAGGTAAGGCACAACGAACAGCACGCCGTGAACGGGTCTGGGATTTACGTCTCCAGGGCAAGTCAGAACGCGACATAGCAACAGAGATCGGCACGGTCTCGAATGTCACGATCCACAACGACCTGGTTTACCTGATCCGGGAAGCGACGAAGCACCTGGACGATAAGGTGAAGGCAGAACGCATCTATCAGCTTCATCAGTTGCACCTGGTAGTCAAGGAAGCATTCGAGGCTTGGGAACGAAGTAAACTGAATGTAGAAGTTGAGGTTACGGAGCAAATAGGTACACGCCAAAAAGGAAAAGCAAAAGAGGGAGAGGAACCGGATATAACCATTATTCCAGAACGCATCAAGAAGTACAAACGTATTGAGGGTCAAACCGGCAACCCGGCTTACTTGTCACTTGTAGTTACCACACTGGAGTCTATCCGCAAGTTGTTCGGTCTGGACGCCTTCAAGGATGACTGGGAGGCTGAGCTGACGGCTGCTGGCTACAACCCGCATGACGCGTTCGAGGCGATGGTGCAGGCGGCTTACGTGGCGTTGACGCCGGAGAAGGAGAAGACAGATGCTAGAACCGATAACCTGGACGAACGAAACCTGCAAACTAAGTGAACTAAAACCCTGGCCGCGTAACCCGCGCCAGATCAAGACAGACCAGGCAAAGAGGCTGGTAGAGTCATTTGAACAGTTTGGGCAGGTAGAGACTATCGCAGTCGGGCCGGATGGTGAGGTATATAATGGTCACCAGCGGCTGAACGTACTTATGGCAAAGTACGGCAGGGATTATGAGATTGAGGTTAGAGTCTCTTCTCGTTCACTGACTGAGAAGGAACGCGAGAAGCTGACGGTGTTCTTGCATAAAGGCGCGGCAGGCGAGTGGGACTGGGATATTTTGGCAAACGAGTTTGAGTTTGACGATTTAATTAAGTGGGGATTTAAAGAAACAGACTTAGTCGGAAAAGCATTTGCACCAGAATTTAAGGCATACGATGAGTCTATTGAGAATGAGGTTGAGTATATTGAATGTCCGAAGTGCGGAAACCGCTTTCCAAAATAGACGATTATCCGGCTTATCTGGAATCTTGCTGGCAGGAACATCTGCTGCCGCGTTCGGATAATGCACCGACCGTTATTAGTTTATTCGCGGGTTGCGGCGGTTCTTCTCTTGGTTATTCGATGGCAGGGTTTAGGGAATTGCTTGCAGTTGAATGGGATGATAATGCAGTTGAGACATTCAAACTAAACTTCACTGATATACCAGTTTATCATGGGGATATTCATGATTGTTCTGTTGACTGGATATTAGAAACAACCGGATTGAAGTCAGGAGAGTTAGATATATTAGATGGCTCTCCGCCTTGTCAGGGTTTTAGTACAGCAGGCAAGCGGCATATAACAGACTCACGGAATCAGTTATATGGAGAATATGTTAGAATACTTCGAGGACTTCAGCCAAAAGTATTTGTAATGGAGAATGTATCTGGTATGATAAAGGGCAAGATGAAATTAATCTTTGCTGATATTATGCGGGAATTGAAAGCATCCGGATATAATGTATCTGCGAGGTTATTGAATGCCATGTATTTTGGAGTTCCGCAGTCAAGGGAACGAATGATATTTATAGGGACTAGAGAGGATTTAGGAATCGAACCAAGTCATCCATGGGCAGAATCAATACCATGTACCGTAAATCAAGCATGGAAAAATATCAACAATAATACATTTGCCAGACCATTAGCAAACATTGGACAAAAAGTATGGAATGGAATTAAGGAAGGACAGTCTGGAACTTCTTATAGAAAGGGATATTATTTTGGTTCTGCAAAACCATCATTTGATAAACCAGCTCCAACCTTACAGAAATCATTTTCCGGAATAGGAGGTATGCTACATCCATCTGAAAAAAGATCAATAACTATTGAAGAAGGGAAAAGGATTGGTTCATTTCCGGATCAATATAAACTTATTTTTGGTTCTTATACTGATAAATATGCGAGAATCGGTAACAGTGTGCCTCCTCTCTTTATGCGGTCAATTGCAAAACATATCAGACAAGAAATACTAGACAGGATTCCATGCTCCTGACACCAGCGACCCGCAAGCCTGAGCTACCGCTATCGCCCATTGCCCGGCGTCTCATGATGGAAGCTGCTCTGGCGAAGGCGCGGGCGCGCAGGCAGGCGGAGGAGAAGGTCAGGCGCGGTGACGTGGGTTATCGACATGAGTTTTATGGAAACAATGCCGCGATACAGATGACGCAGGAACAAGAAATAGTGAGTGCCGGGCCGCGTGATACTGGAAAAACGATGGCCTGGCTCTATAACCTGAACCAAATAGCATGGCATTACCCAGGCTGCCAGCTTGCCATTATCCGCAAGGAATACGCCTCCATGCCGGGCACGGTCTTACTTACCTACCAGAAGAAGATCGTCCGACCGGATGACGGGATCCAGTTCTACGGTGGGGACAAGCACCCGTCACAGTACATCTATCCCAACGGTTCGGTTATCTGGATAGGTGGCCTGGATAAAGCAAGTAAGGTTCTGTCAGGCGAGCGGGATGGCATCTACGTCAACCAGACGGAAGAATTGCAACTTACCGACTGGGAACATCTTCTGGGCAACTGTTCTGGGCGCGCTGGAAACATGCCGTTTCACTTCCTGGGTGGCGACTGCAACCCTGGACCGCCTACCCACTGGATTAAGACGCGGGCGCGTATCGGACACCTGAAGCTGCTTAACGTAACGCATCGTGACAACCCGGAGATATATGATCCTGTCACGGGCGAGATAACGCCGGGCGGTATGGATCGGTTGGAAGTGTTGCGCCGGTTGACGGGAGCGAACTTGCAACGTCTCTTTTACGGTCTATGGGTTGCGCCAGAGGGAGCGATCTTCGAGGCGTTCGATGAGAAGCTGCACAAGGTAGAGTCATTCCCCATCCCGCGCCTGTGGCCGCGGGTGGTTGGGATCGACCCGTTCGGGGCGTTCATCTCTGCTATCTGGCTGGCATACGATCCAACGAATAAGATGCTTCATGCGTACCGTGAATACTCGGAGCCATTCGGCCTAACCACGCCTCAGCACGTCGAGAACATTCTAGCGTTGTCCGGTTATGATAAGCAGGGACACCCGATGGGGATGAGCGCAGCCGAACCCATCCATGCCTGGATCGGTGGCGGGCCTTCAGAGCGGCAAGCGCGGGTAGACTGGTCGTCCTGGGGCATACCACTTTTGCAGCCTCCCATCTCGGACGTATGGGCGACGATAGATCGGGTGATACAATTGCTCAACGAGAACAGACTGATGATCCATGACTGCTGTGCCGGGTTACTATCTGAGATTGGCAGTTACCAGCGCAAGATCGTGAACGGGCAGCCGACCGAGGAGATATTGAATAAAGAACAAGCGCATCTTGTGGACGCGACTCGTTATGCCATCGCCTGGCTCACGCAGCCCGAGGAGCAGGTCACGGTGGAGCAGTTCCAGATGAATCGCATCGGCGACTACTGATAAACAGTCGTGTGATATAATACAGTATCGAGAGCAAAGGACTAACTAAACAATGCCAACGATTAGAGAACGATTAACCAACGTATTCCTTGCGCCTGAGCGGAAGCAGGCGATGGAAGCTGCGTCCATCTTCATGGAAGCGTACACGATGGGGCCGAGTATCCTGCCACCGGAGCGGCTTATTGCGCGCCTGGCTGAGCTGGACTCCCGTTATGTTGACCTGCTCATGCGCCAGTTGCAGACCAATGCTAACATGCTGGAATACAAAGCGACGGAAGAGGACAGAATCAGGACGGTGTACAGTGCGCGCAGAATGTACGATTCGGATGTACTCTCAGAGTCTATCTGTGATATCTGGACAGACTTCGGCTTTGGCTTGAACGTAGACGTGACGCCGCGCGATGAAGTTGCCCAGGAAGTCTGGAAGGAATTCTGGACAGCGGACGAGAATGCCTTCGTCCTGGGGCAGCGGGAGATTCAGAACCTGTCAACGCAGGTACTGGTAGACGGTGACTTCTTGCTGGTGTTCTTCACCAATACGCTCAAGGGCGGCTTCACCCAGATACGAGTTGTCCCAACCGAAGAGATCAAAGGCGAGACAGAGGACGGGGTAATCACCCTGCCACAAGACTCCGCCGTGCCTGTGCTTTACCGGCGGGAGAAGACGGTCAAGGGCGTTGCGACTGTGACTTACTACCAGGACTGGCGGTCAACGCCAGAGATGTTGAACGAGATCGAAATGCCTGAGGACGGCGAGCTGGCTGACCAGTCGGGCACGCAAGTGAGGGCGATGCTGGTAGCCCATCGCAGGCGCGGTAATCGCGGCTGGCCGCTGATGACAACCGGAATGCCCTGGGCGGTTGCGTACCGCGACTTTCTCCAGGATCGGGCGGCAGTAGCACGGGCTATCAGTATGTTCGTAAACAAGGTCTCTGCCGAAGGTGGGCAGCGGGCTATCGATGCGATAGCGACCAAGCTTCAGTCATCTCTGGCAGCCAGCGGAGCGGGCAGTGAGACCAACCCACGCCCGACGGCAGGATCGACCTGGGTCGAGAACAAGGCGGCGACATTGGAACGCCTGCCGCTGAATACGGGAGCGAGTGACGCCAACATAGACGGCGGCGCGCTGCTTGCCCAGGCTGGACTGGCTGGCAGGATTTACCCGCACTGGTTGGGTAAGGGTGAGGCATTCCGGTTGGCAACAAGTACAAGTATGGAACGCCCTCTGCTTCGTGCCTTCAATCGCTATCAGTTGTTTTGGTCTTCGGTCTGGCAGGACATGGCGAAATATGTGTTCGAAGCGGCGGTTAAGTTTGGCAAGGCAAAGATTACAGACTTTACCGTTGACGTTTCGACCGATGCCGTGATCGACGTGGCTATCGATGACATCCAGAAAAGCGCGACCAGTCTCAATGATATGTACGACCGTGGATTGATCCAAGACCCTATTGCCGGGCGCATAGCTGAGCAGCTTATGCGGG